AATGAGCAGATTGGGGATTTGCTTGGCAAACATATCGTGGAGGAACGGATTGAACGAGAAGAGCTGGCAGAGAAAGTAAGCTTTTATGAGAAAGAATTTAATATTAACCCACTCAGTTGGGGAAAACGGAAGAAAAAGTAAAATGTGCGAAATATACTACATTTATGAAAAATGGCAATTCAATAACCAAATATCAAGGTAATATGAATAATGGAAGAGTTTTTAGCACTCTATGCAGAAGCTGGAATGATTGGTGTTGTTGGAGCAATGTTTGTCTTTATGGTATACCAGAATGCAAAGAGAAGTGATGCTCAAGCTGAGTCTATCACTGAGTTACAGGTTGAAAATAAAGGACAGTCTGAAACATTGGAAAATATGGAAGGTATGTTGATTAAATTAATTGAAAGATGGAACCGTTCTGATGAGACTAGGGATAGAAGACATGAAGATTCTGTTAGAGAAATTAATGATATGTCTGATGTATTAATGGAAATTAAGGGACAGGTGTCTAGAATAAACGGTAAATGATTATGGATAGTTTAAAAGTTACAGCAGTATCATTTGCTAACTATGGGGTTTACTTGGCAGAAATAAATTTGTTATTACAGTGTGTTGTCGCGGTGATGAGCATTGTATATCTTAGTCACAAAATAGTAAAAATAAGGAGAGATAAATAATGGACTTCAAATCAATGTTAATGAAGATGGCAGAAGCTCAGGCAGATAAAATGAAAGAAGAGGCTATGGGTCATATTAAATCAGATGAGTTTTCTAAGATGCTTGCCACTAAGTTGAATGAGAAAATTAACATCCCATTTGTATCAGAAGATAAAGAACAAATCCTGTTCGAGAAAGTGATGGATGTTGTTACTGATATGATGGAAGGATTCTTTAAAGGCAAATAATGCCCAAGCAGTATCATACTATACGTGATTGGTCTGGCGGTTCTAATAACAGGAGAGACCCAAGAGATATAGCTGAAAATGAGAATGCTCTTATTCAGAATATGTCTGTTGATGCTCTGGGTAAGATTAAAACTGCCGGCGGTTTATATGCTCATGTAGAAGGCTCTGATGGTACTACTAATTTATCTGAATATATAGTAGAAAGAACTGCTACTCTTGCCGGTGCTGGTGGATATGGATTATTTTACTTTGAATCTGATATTAGTAGAGATAGCACCTATACTGTTACAGATACAAAGCATCCGGGTACAAGTAATGATTTAGCTCTTGGCTCTGCTGTTGGTAATATAAAATTTGTAGCTAGGCAGGTTGGCGGTGATACTACTACAACAGCCCCTGAATATGGTAGTGAATAAATAATGCCGCAACCTACAAAACAGCACTTACAATTAGTTGGAGGGGCAAATGCAGTTAATAGTACAATTTACACTTCTAGTCTCATTAGCATTGGAGATGCATTAAAGATAACTGGCACTGGTAGTAATGATGGGATATTTACCGTGACTGATGTTGTTGATACTTTAAGCAGTAATGATGCGGCTGGTACAACATTCACACAAGCAAGTTGTACTGTAAGCAGTGGTGATGCTACAATTACACATAGCTCAAATACTCAAATAATAGCTGGTTTGTCTGTATCTGGTACAGGCATTCAAACAGATACATATATTGCTTCAATAACTGATTCAACTCATTTTGAAATGAGTAAAACTGCTAGTTCTAGCGGAACTAGAACCCTGACATTTGGCGATATGGATATTTATTATGTTTTAAAGGGTAGAACCATTTCCGATGATAGTTCTGGCGGAGACCCTACAATACAAATTAATAGTCAAGGTGATAAAATGGTTGCCCTTGGTGACGTTGATAGTAAAGGCGGTGTAGATGTTTGGTCAACTAATGCAACTACTAGTTATGGTGCAAAAGATAATGGCTGGACAACATCAGCTATTAGTCCAACTCTTTCTGGGAACGATGCTAAGTATATATATCATATTGCAGATGGAACTGTTCGTGTTTGCGATATAAACGAAACAAATTCTACGATAATAAAATGGTATGGATATGTACAGGGAAATCAGTTCCATGCTACTACTGGTCTTGTTTTTGCTGAATGGCAGGAACATCCAAATTCTTTAGCTCCTCCTAAGATAGCTACTTCTTTTACATATGCCTATGGCACGTCTAGCCACGCTGGTGGAACTGCTACTAATTATTATAATTATCTTACTGATGATACTTGCGATACAGACCATACTGCTGGAAGTGGCTCAACATTCGGAAGTAATCCTAAGATTGTGCGAATGGATGCTACTGGCTCACTTGCTGTGGGAATGTGTGTCACCGGTACAGGAATTGCGGCTGGTTCTGTTGTATCCCAAATAGATTCAGGTACTCTTTTTAGGGTTGATAAAGATACAACCGCTACAAATACTAACGAAGAATTAACCTTTTTTCACAACAGGGGAGTTGCTATTATAAAAAAAACTGGGTCTGACCAATTACAAATGGGCGTTGACCTTTCCACATCAGCAACTGGTGTTAAGTTTGAAAATGGCTCCGGTGCTGATAAAAGCGGTAGAGCTGTTGTTGGAGAAGTTATATCTATTAAGGAAGCTAGTGGCGGAGTTGGAGATTTGGGAGAATATCCAAAAGAATTTTTATTCTGTAAGCAGGGTTATAGTTCAGCTACTGGAACTTCTACATACTCAAGAGCATATGGCGGTGCTTTAGGAGGCACTGCTCCATTTGATTTTGCTGATAATGAAACTCCTATCATTGTCAGGGGAACCGGTTGGAACATAGCTGTATCAGCAGGCACAGGAAATGGCGATTGGGAAGAGGGTACCTATGAATTTTATGAGACATTTATATACGATAATAATCAAGAGTCTTTACCAGTTCAAATAGGCGATGGTGCTTCAACCATTGCGGCTTTTACTGTAGCTGTTACAGTATCTCAAACATTGAGGGTTTCTGTGTATGCTGACTTAGCTTACAGTGGAAGAATAACTGGTGGGAGAATATATACAAGACTCAATGGTACAGATGATGATTTAGTATTATTAGCAGATATAGATATTGTCAAGGGAATGAGAACAAATCTAGATGGAGACCATAGGGCTTGGACATATGAAGCTGGAAAAGGTTATCATGTTGTTAGTGGTACTTACGGGAACGCTATTAAACCAAACCTAGATACATATACAACTATAAACGCCTTTAGCCCGGATTTAAAGTTCTTAGGTATAGGCGGCACTAATGAAATATATAAAGCATCAGTGGTGGCTAATAGAAGGACATTTGTTGCTAATGTTAAATTGAAGGCAGGCTCTGGAGAGCTGGAAAAGTTTGGCGACAGGATTATGTATAGCGAGATAGGTAAATTCGATACATTTCTTGAATATAATTTTATAGATGTTTCAACTGGAGATTATGGTGAGTATACTGCCTTAGAATCGTTTGCTGACAGGTTGTTAGCCTTCAAACATAATCTGGTTCATATTATTAATGTATCCAGCCCAAGTGTTTCTAGCTGGTATCTTGAAGAAACTATTAAGTATTTTGGCGTAAATTTCCCATTTAGTGTTGCTAAGACAAAATATGGGATAGCTTGGGTCTCTGATGATGGATGTTATTTATATGATGGTAGAAATGTTAGAAATTTAATAGATAAAAAAATAGCAGTGAGCAAGGCTTCTTTTACTGATACTGAGGTAGATTGGAATAGTTGGTATCGTGGTTCTGCTATAACTAAAGACGTAATGCTTGGCTATGACCCTATCAGCAATTCTCTCATAATGATGAGGAGTCCCAATGATGCATCAGATGATTCAAACCAATCTTTTGTATATGATTTCGATAGTAACGGGTGGACATATCACACTACAATATTTACCAATCACTTATATTATACAAACTTTATTACAGACTGGAACAACAATTTAAGCCTTGGTGTGTTTGATGGGAGCACTGATGTAGAGTTTAAAAAGTTTTTACCTATTAGTGTTGCTCAGTCAGGTCAAGAGTTTAATACAAAGGATATAGATTTTGGGCACCCCGGCTTAATTAAAAAGATATATAAGGTAACCATGACTTATAAATCCAGTGCAGAACAACAGACCCCATTATATTATGCTATAAATGGCAGTCAAAGCTTCAGTTCATTTGCGAGCGACATTACCCCACAGGGGAACACTGGAGGTGCCGGCTATTTAGAAAGTTCTTTAGTTTGGGATGTTGCAACATTCACACCCAGTTCTCCTGTCTCATGCCAAAGCATACAATTTCAATTAGATTTACCCACTTCTGGTACGTTTGAAGTGAATGATATGACAATAGAATACAGAACTATTAGCAATAAAAATGTATCATAATGCCGCTAACTGACAGAGACCTTAGAAAATTAATTAATACCAAGCAAAGCTCTATTGAGTTTCAGGGAAAGCCGTCAATTAATGGTATGGTAGACGGTCAGGTCGCTCTTGAAAAGAAATCAAACAGCCAACTGGCATTATACAGGAAGAAGTATGGCAAACTGTGGAAGACGTATATGTCTTCAGACGGTAATCAATATGTGGATAGAACATTAACTGCTAATACATTAAAGTATACTAACAAGTTTATAGACTATCGTACTTTTTCTCATAATTTTACTGATGATGTAGATGCTAGTAAAATTTACTTGCCTTGGTTTAATAATACTGAACTTGCTTCTTTTAGAAGTGGTCAGGGTTATTTAGCTCCATTTAAAATGACTTGCTATAAGTTAATATTCAAACCACCTGACCTTGATGACAATACTGACGATATTGTATTTGCTATAGAAAAGAAAGATGATGGCGATGATACAACTGATGCCTTATGTAACTATACATATTCAACATCTTTTGTAGACCATACAGCGATAACTGTAAGTGAATCAGATTGGAGTGCTTCTCCGGTTATTGATGAGGGAGATGTTGTGGCTCTTGCAATAACTGCATCTGATGCTGGTATAGTTACAAGCGAAAAAGCATTTTGGGTTACATCCGTTTGGAGAGTAGAAGTAGTTATCTAATGGTCTCTAAAACAAGAATAATCAACCAATTACAGTATTTGAAAAGATGTGTAAGTTCACTATCTTTAAAACGTATAATTATATCCGTATCAAAC